CTCTTGGTATTTCTGGTACTTTTAACTTCATGTTTGTATTCCAAGCAGAACACAATATCCTTATGCACCCGTTCCATATGCTCGGTGTTGCTGGGGTATTCGGTGGAGCTCTTTTCGCTGCTATGCACGGAAGTCTGGTTACTTCCTCAATCCTTAAGGAAACAACAGAAGAAGTATCTCAGAACTACGGCTATAAGTTTGGTCAAGAAGACGAGACTTATAACATCGTAGCTGCACACGGTTACTTTGGTAGACTTATTTTTCAATATGCTTCTTTCAATAATTCTCGTGCTTTACATTTCTTTCTTGGTGCTTGGCCCGTGGTTGGCATATGGCTCACAAGTATGGGGATCTGCACAATGGCTTTCAATCTTAACGGCTTTAACTTTAACCAGTCAATAGTTGACACTAACGGTAAAGTTATACCTACATGGGCTGATGTCGTTAATAGACAGAACCTTGGAATGGAAGTAATGCATGAAAGAAATGCACACAACTTCCCATTAGACCTAGCGTCTGCTGAATCTACTTCTGTAGCTCTTACAGCACCTGCACTAGGCTAATAGTCACGTCCGTTCATCCTTCGGGACGCATGAAACCTAAGCATGGAACGGGGCTTAGGTAGATGGAGATTACCATGAAAGTAACTTTCGTTTATCGTGGCATCGCTTACACAAAATTTGTTAAGTAAGTGAAACGGGGGGGAGCACCTCAGAGTCGGACTCCCCTCTAATTGGTAAAAGCCTTCTACGGAAGACACCTTTTGCCGTCTGGACGGTAGGGATAGACCTACAAACAGCTTGAGTCTTAGCTGATACATTTAAGATTCTAACAATTCTAGATCTAGAGACGATACATATAACCTACAAAAATAATGGCACAACAGTCAACTAATAATCCTAGCTCACAAACCTTTCTGGGTAGGATTAATACTGCGACTAACGCTACAAATAACAGAGATTTATATCTTAAATTATTTTCTGGCGAGATGTTTACTGGCTTCCAAAGGGAGACTATAGCTAGAGATCTTGTTATGAAGCGTACACTTACCAACGGTAAGAGTCTGCAGTTCATCTATACTGGACGCACAAGTGCGGAATATCACACTCCTGGCAACAGTATATTAGGAAACTCTGACAAAACTCCTCCAATAGCAGAAAAAACTATAACGGTTGATGACTTACTCATCAGTTCTGCATTTGTATATGAGTTAGATGAGACACTAGCACACTATGAAATGAGAGGAGAAATCTCCAAGAAGATTGGATATGCTCTTGCTCAAAAGTATGATAGACTTATCTTCAGAGCTATAGCAAAAGGTGCTAGACAAGCTAGCCCAGTATCCCTAACCTCTTTCGTAGAGCCAGGTGGTACACAAATTCAAGTTGGTGCAGGTTCTGACGCTGACGATGCTCTTGATGATGATAAACTTGTAACAGCATTTTATGATGCTGCAGCAGCTTTAGATGAAAAAGGCGTATCTGACGATGGTCGGGTTGCCGTACTTAATCCACGTCAATATTACTCCCTCATAAAAGGAGCAGGTACTAACGGGTTAATTAACAGAGACGTACAAGGTACATCTTTACAAAGCGGAAATGGTGTAATTGAGATTGCAGGTATTACTATCTACAAGTCAATGAACGCTCCATTCTTCTCTAAGTATGGTACAAAATTTGCACCTTCAAGTGGTGCATCAGCTGGAACTGACCTTGCTACAATAGATCCTGGAAATACAGGTTCATTCGTATCTGAAGGTATCGAAACAGCTAATACAGCTACAGGCAACAACTACGGAGCTCGTCAGAACTACGGTGCTGCCTCTAACTTTGCAAACACATGCGGACTAATCTTCCAAAGAGAAGCTGCAGGTGTAGTAGAAACAATCGGGCCACAGGTTCAAGTAACTTCTGGTGATGTTTCTGTTGTTTACCAAGGTGATGTCATCCTAGGAAGACTCGCTATGGGAGCGGACTATGTGAATCCTGCAGCTTGTGTAGAATTGTTCGCAGGAACAACTACAAAGCCATCAGCTTTCTCATAATTATTCATTTATACGGGGACTTCGTGTCCCCCTTTTTTTATGGCAGTAGTATCATATGGAGTGTCCACCGAACTGGATGCAGTAAATTCTATCTTAATGAGTGTTGGAGAGTCCCCAGTTAATACATTGACTGTGCAAAGTCCAGAAGTGGCTATTGCTCAGAAAACTCTGCAGCAAGTCTGCCGTGAAATTCAAGCTGAGGGTTGGTCATACAACACAGAGAATGACTATCCTATCGACCTTGACACTAATAATCAATGTATAATACCCAACAACATTTTGCAACTTGATCTAAATATATTTCAACATGGCAAAGACTATGATGTAGTTAGAAGGAGTGATAATGGAGTTATGAAAGTTTATGACAAAAAAAATCATAGCTTTACTTTTCAGAATGTAAGTAAATTATATTTCGACATAGTATGGATGATAGATTTTGAAGATCTACCACAAGCATTTAAAGATTATATCTCCGCTAGAGCCTCTAGAATCGCCTCTAACCGTATGGTAAACAACCCTCAGTCCTCTAAGTTACTTGAGGCAGATGAAGCAGGTTTGAGAGCCTTAGCTATTGAGTATGATACTAAACAGGGTGACTATAATATATTTAGTGACGCTCAGTATCAACACGATGCTAACACCACATACAGACCATTTAAAGTATTAAGAAGGATGTAATGCCAGCAGTAAATCAACGTATCCCAAACTTTCTAGGGGGTGTATCTCAACAGCCAGATAAAATAAAATTTCCAGGACAGTTAAGGGTATGTGATAATGCTGTCCCAGACATAACATTTGGTCTTAAGAAACGTCCTCCTGCAGAATTTGTAGGGACATTAACTAATGCTACCTCTACAGGTCATTGGTATGAAATATTAAGAGATGGAGATGAAAAATATTTAGTACAAATAACACCAGCTAATAGTGGTGCAATGCCTATTAGAGTGTGGGACTTAGCAGATGGTACTGAAAAATCCTTGACAAATTCTAGTGGAGATTCTCTATTTAGTTATCTATCAGGAGCTACAGAACCTTATGCAGTCACTACAATACAAGACTATACACTTATAGCTAACCCACAGAAAACTGTAGGTACGACAGGTGTGACAGCATCACCTATACACAGTGGAGATTATTCATATGCAAGGTTGGATACTGTTGCTTACAATACTGAATATATATTATATAGTGGTTCAGCTCCCTCACCCAACACTTACTACAGGGTTACTTCTGTAAAAGTAGATAGGATGTCTGGAGGTAGTGCTCAAGGGCCAACCTTTGATGATACTAATGAAGATCAAAGTAAATCTGGTACATTAACTTGGTCATTCTCTGGAGGTAGTGCAGTAACTACAGGAGCTACTAATTGTGAAAACATTGAAGGAAGTTTACAAGTAAACGGTAATAGTTATATTGCCAATAACACTGCTACATATCAAGGTAATGATTCAAGTACTGAAACTAAATTTTTAGGATATGTTCAAGATTATGATGTTAGATATACTGCAACAGTTACATTACAAGACGGTGGTCTTATAAAAGAAACAAACAAAACAACAGCAGAAAATAAATTTATTGATGTAGCTATGGAAGGTGAAACCTACCGTATATCAGTAGAAGCTGTAGAACCAGTAACTACATATCAAGACGTTTCTGGTATAGCATATTTTAAAACACCTAAGAATCCTGACAATGGTACTATATCTATGGCTAGTATTTTACAAGGATTAAAAACTTCTGTTAATAGTAGTTTATCTAATGTGACAGGTGAAGTTATAGGTAGTGGTTTATTTCTTTATGGTTCAGCTGCAGATGGTGTTAACTTTCTCGGTGGTGCTGTAAACGAAAACATGAGTGTGATAGGTCAGAAGGCACAGGATATTAGTAGGCTACCAGCTATGTGTAAACAAGGTTATGTAGCTCAAGTATCTAATGCTGCTGATCTTGATACAGATGATTACTATGTAAAGTTTGAAGCTAATAATGGTACGTCTGGATCTGGTAGTTGGGAAGAAACGGTGAGACCAAACAACTTCTCGTCTGGTAGTGATCCTATGGTATTAGGGTTAGACCCCGCAACAATGCCACATGCCCTTATCAATAACCGTAATGGTACATTTAGTTTTAAAAAATTAGATGAAGCTAGTAAAGGTACAACTGAAAACTATTGGAAAAATAGATTAGTAGGTGATGATACATCTAACCCTTTTCCTACCTTTAATGGGTCTGAAATACAAGAAATGTTTTTTCACAGAAACAGATTAGGTATGGTATCAGGTGAACAAATAGTTATGAGTCAGCCAGGACAGTACTTTAATTTTGGTATTGTATCTGCTATTTCTGCTAGTGATGACAACCCTATTGATATAACTGTATCTGATGTAAAGCCAGCATTTATTAATCATACATTACCTATTAATAAAGGTTTAATGATGTTTAGTGATAATGGTCAGTTTATGTTATTTACAGAGTCTGATATATTTAGTCCTAAAACTGCTAGATTAAAAAAGATAGCTAGTTATGAATGTGATGCAAGTATACAGCCTGTAGATCTTGGCACATCTATACTATTTACATCTAATGTTTCTGCATATGCTAGAGCATTTGAAGCTACAATAGTAGATGATGATACACCTCCTAATATAATAGAACAAACTAGAGTTGTACCAGAATTTTTACCTAAAGATATAACTAAATCTACTAACTCAGCAGCTATAGGTATTACTACGTATGGTAAAAAAGGTGATAGCACAGTATATCACTATAAATACTACAATGCTGGTAATCAAAGAGAGCAGTCTGCATGGTATAGCTGGACATTAACAGGTACAATGCAACATATGTTGTATACAGGTGGTAGTTTTTTTACAGTTACATTACATGATGGTACATATAAACTAGCTAGACATGAGTATGTAGCTGATGCTAACTCTAATAGAACATATGTACTAGGTGGTAGTGCATCCGATGTAGGATCACCAATTAAAACAGCTAGATGGTTTGAACCATGTTTAGATAACATTACTATAGCCACTACTGTTACTGGTTCAGCTCAAACAACTACAGCTCCTGAGAAAACTGTATTAGCAATACCATATACCCCAGCAAACACAACAGATTTGTTTATGGTTGGATTGTCTGGAAACGACAGTGACGGTAATTCTATAGCTGGTATTGTTAGACAGGCAGATGCTGTAGCAACTAATAGTGTAACATTTAATGGTATCAATATATCTAGTAGTGCTAAGGTTGCAGTAGGATATAAGTATACAAGTATTATAGAACTACCAACATACTATTTAAACGTAGGTCAAAATGCTTACGACTTAGATGGTGAGTTACGTATATCAGGTATTAACTTTGAAATGGGTGTATCTGGCCCTATGCAGTTTCATTTAACTCCACAGTATGCAGATATGGATTCCTATACTCAATTTGAATCTGGTATGTTAACTAACTCTAGTGACTTTAATGCTCCACCCGCAACACTAGAAAAGTCAGTAAGAGTACCTATACAAAAAAAGAACGAAAAATATACATTACAAATACAAATACCAGACCCTTTTTCCACCGCCCTAATCTCAGCTAGCTGGGACGGCAATTACAACACCAAACGACATGTACGAAGGTAAGTATATCCAGACCTGCACTCCAGAGTTAGCTCTAAGTGTGGGTCTGAACTTACGCTATGAAGATAGACGTGAAGCCGAAGAAACCTCTGGATTATGTGCTGAGGCTTCTATAATACAATCATATTATAATTCTAAATATTCTGTATATTTTAAGGTTCCCAACGGCAAGGCTGCTGGAGTGGCGGGCGTGACTCCAAACAATTTAATATGGATGCTATGTACTGATGCTAGTACAGAGTACCCACATACATTTGTTAAAGAAGCGAAACGCTGGGTAAATAGTCTACCCAATCCTTATCTATGTAATCAAGCAGATATGCGGAATGAATCACACATAAAACTACTCAAATTATTAGGTTTTACTTTTGTTAATTATCATGTTTACAACAATGTCCCCCTTATACAGTTTATAAAACCATGTGCAGTGCCATAGCATTAGGGATAGTGTCAGGTGTTGGGCAAGCTGCAGCTGGAATATCAGAGCAGAATAGACAACACAGAGCACAAGTTGATGCTGTCAATAGAAGCAATCAAATAGCTCGTCAAAAATACATCAATGACATTACGATCTCTGCGTATAATGACCAGAGAAAAGGTGAAGTATTCACCGCCCAATTACAAGCTGATGCAGCAGCCAGATCTGCATATTACAAACAAAGAGAAATAAATCAAATTGAAGCAAACAGAGCCAGTGAATCTGCACAACAGGAGTTGCGTGAAAAGATTACAGAAGGTCTGTTCCAGAGTCAAACTAATTTAGCTAAAGCTATACAAGCACAAGGAACAATGTTAGCTAGTGGAGGACAAGCAGGTCAGTCAATGTCATTATTATTAGATGATGCTGAAAGAACTCTTGGATTCGAGCAAGCCCAACTTGATGCTAGTATATTTGATGCTACTAAGAGTTTTGGTTTAAAACAATTTGGTATTAATTTAGATCAGTATTCAGCAGATGTTACTGCAAATAATAATATTACTACATCTGCAGTAGTTGCTCCAACCGCATCGTTTGAAACAATTAAACCAATCAAACAAGAACCTCCTTCAAAACCATCCGCACTTGGCCCGATTATGGGTGGATTCAGTTCGGGTATAAAAACAGCAACCAGTTTAGGTTGGGAACCTTTTTAATAGCTAATTATGCAATACAAAAAAAGTACCTCTACTATCGGTTTTAAATCTCGCTCAACACCAAATGAGGCTAAAAATTTAGCATCGAAAGCTAAGGCTCTAGATAAAAAGAGAAAAGAAGAAGTAAAAGAGTACGCAGCTGCAAGCAGCAACCAACTCAAAGAGATGGGGAGATTAGATGGTCTACGGACAAATATTGATAACTACGAAATCTCCACTCTTAAAGAGTTTAACAAAGCCTTTACAGGGCTAATAGATACAGTAGCCACAGATATAGGTGGTTCATACATTAAAGCAAAAAATCAAGACGGTATTGATTTACATAGAAGATATGAAGCTGGTGATGAAGAAGCTATTTCTATTATAGATGGTAACGAAAAACAAATAGCTGAACTTGATGAAAAAATAGCAGAACTACAGAAATCAGCTGAAGCTAAAGGACAAGAGTTAGATAAAGCTCAACTACAAGAAGAAAGGGTAAGTCTTGAAAATAAATTAAGAGCATTAAATATAAGAAAGTTAGGAACTAATGTAGCATACGGATTTAGTAAAGCATCTTTAATAGCAGGTTCTGAAGGTTTTATGCCTTGGTTTATGGATGCTACACGTACAAGGAACGATCAGATCCCAAACCAAAATTTTACTGTTGCAGATTATGATACACTTACTAATAGTGTTGATAGAGATGCAGTAGAAGATTTTTTACTTAATGAATATATTGAAAAAGTAAATTCTAATGTAGGGGCTTCTGATAAAATAGTTCAGTCTTATTTAACTAAATCAGTTGTTAAACAATTAACTAGATGGAAGTCAAGTAAACTAGCTGATGATGAAGCTAACTTTGCTACCCAACAACTTGAAGGTTATGCTACTAATATTTCTGTAGAAGCTAGTAAACTTACAGCTGATGATAATATAGATGTAGAAGCATCAAAGTTAAAACTTAAAACATCTATAGAAACTTACTTAACTCTTGCTCCTAGTGCTCATTTTCGTGCAAACACATCTGGCTCATCTAATGCAGCAACTAAAGCAGGTATTATAGATATTGTTGAAAGTATATTTGAAAATACTGATGACTCAAATGATATAGAAGATCTAAAAGAATTTTTTACTGAAACACCATTTACAATAAATAATTTAGGTACTAAAACACTTGGTAATCATTTTCCATTAGACTTTAACATTGATGATATTATTGGAGATATTGCAACAAAAAAAGCAAGGGAAAAAGAAAGTAAACAATTAGTTTTAAAAAGTGAATATAAAAAAGAATCTCATGATCTTAAAAAACTTTTAGCTTTAGGGCCACTAGATGGTGGTATTAGTCAAAGTGAGTTTGAAGTTAGAGCAGATGCTATGACTGATAAGTATTCAGATTGGTATGAGTTTGATTCTAATATATCAGATTTAAGAAATTATGTACCTAGTTATTTTACTCCAAGTAAATCACATCAAGTTGCATCTAAAGAATTAAAAGAAACTAATAATACAAGTTTAACTCTTAAAACATATTTAGAGTTACATCCAAGTGTTAGAGATGAATATAGAGATAAAGTTGATTTTGATGATTATATTAACACTCCTGCATCAACAGCAAAGTTAGAAACTTATAAAACAGATATTGAAGATGCTTTAGAAAAAGTATATGTTGCTGATTCTGTTAATCCTAGTATTAAATCAAAAGATGTTATATTAGGTAAAGTAAAAACTCACGCATTAACAACTATACCTTCTATTGCTTTACAATTAAAAAAGGCAAGTAATGAAGATAAACCTATATCTGACTTTTATGATGAAGCTTATAGAACAGTGCTTGACGATATTAATAATGCTAGAAATGAAGGTAGTACTTATTTTATAGATGGTGATGATAATTTTAATGATGCACTAATTAAAAAATTAGATATTTTACCAGAAATTACAGCAAATAAATTTAATGATAAATTAAAACTAACAGCAACAAGACTTATAGAAGCGGAGAACACTATATCAACAACAAACGGTGACGCATTTTCTATGGAAGGTGTGCAGTTGTTTGGGCCTAAAAATAAAGAACAAGCTGAAAAATTTTTTACACCTAGAACAAACGATGCAGGTCAAATAACTGGTCTTAATTCTGAGTTTATGGAAATACAAAAGTTTGATCCCTATAACCGTGATGCTTATACATTATTTAATTTAGCTAGAAAATCTTATGGATTAGAAGAAATAGATTTTTCTACAGCATTGCCTAATGATGTTATTATAATGCAAAATAAAATCAAAAATGCTGCTCCTCATATTAAAGCTTTATTTAAAACTAATGATATGAAGTCTATGGCTAGAGGGTTTGAAAAAATAAATGTTATACATTTACCAACCTTAAGTGATTCTATAGTGACTCATATACCAACAGAAGAACTTGTTTTACCTTCACCTATCTTGACTCCAATACTACAAGAAATGGATGTAACTTTAGATGATTACAATAACAGTAAAGAAATTAAAGATACAGCTGTAAGAATTAGAGTTAATCAATTACTTAAAGACGCATCTAAAATTTCAGATAACAAACATGTTATAGTCCGTATGGTAGCTACTGGTATTAGTGGTGATGATATGTCTAAGTGGGTAGATAGTAGTAATGAAATTATAGGCACTAGAGTTCTTAACACTTATTTAGGTGGAAACATTGGTGACGGTTCTAGCAATGAAAATGTTGATATTTCTAATTACAATAAAGTAATATTATCAAGTCAAGAAATTACCGAACTTAAAGTACCTGTTACTATTGAAGAATTAGATAATCAAATAAATGCCCTTAATAATGAATTACCTCCTAAGTACATTCCTCAATATTTTGTAGTAGAAAATGGACGTAATATTCAAGTACCAGAAGGCACTCCAGGAGCTAGAACTTTCCCATTTGTTACTGAGTTTAATGAGGAGTGGGCTACCCATAAAGATAAAACAGACCAATTAAATTCTCAAAAACGTGTTATAGAAGCTCTTAAAAATCCTAGCGGTATTTTATGGGGTGTTGACCAAAGAAGTGATGCTACTACCAGTCAATTAATGTATGACATTAGAACTGTTATAGGTGATACTAGATATAGGGCATTACAACAAAAAGTAAATGAAATGAATCTTGGGTATACAAGTACAGAAAGAGCTATAGAAAATCCTTTTGCTCTTCGTTCAAAATTTAAAAAAGGAACTACACCATATGCACAAGAGTTTTTTAACTTATTACTACAAGAAAAAGAGTTCTTTATAGGAGAAGAAGAAGATGGATGAATTAGAAAATCTGGATTTTAGGGAACAAGATAAACAAAATTACAATTTGGATTTAGAAGCTGCATATGATGAGCGACAAAATTCCTTAGAAACAGAAGAACAAACTCCAGCTGATCTTGTTAATGCTGTAAAGGATCAAGGTTTTTTACCAGACAGTGTACCAGAACTATTAAAAGAAGGTGGTAAAGCTGCTATTGGTGGTGTTACTGATGCTGTTGATAGTGTTGGTAGTTTCTTAGATTTAGCAGGAGATACAGCCATGACAGCTGTAAACTCTTTATTTGGTGCAAGCGATGATAGAAATAATCCATTCCATGAAAACTATCAACAAGGAGCATGGTGGGATATACCCGACCATCTAGTACCTGAAAATGAATCTGGTCTAGGTAAACTTGCAAGAGGTCTTGTAGAGTTTGGAGTTTTAGCTTCAGCTACAGGTGGTCTTGGAGGTGGTGTTGGTGCAGGAAGTAGAGCTGCTAAGATGGGTGTTAAATTAGCTAGAGGTGCTGTAAGGGCTGGTAAACCAAGGTATATTGCTAAAACAATGGCGTATATACCTAGGGGTGCTAAAGTAGCCAGTGAGGGTGCTATAGCTGACCTTGTATCATCTAGTTCAGAGATGAGTAACATAGCTAACTTAGTAGATGAGTATGCACCATTTGTACCTTTTTCTCAAGCATTATCTATTGATCCTGATAAGGATAACCCTTGGATAGCTAGAATAAAAACTATGACAGCTGGAGCTGGTTTAAACGTAGTAGGCGATGTATTAATTGCTAGTATCAGAGGTATGTATGGTGCAGTTAAAGAATTTAATAAAACTGGTAATGTTGAATTAGCAAACATTAAGGGCACACAAATAGCTGAAGATAGTATGTCTTCTAGTGCTGTTGCAAAACAGGCTAATGATAATGTCATGAAAGCTAAAGCACTTGATGAAGAAAAAGGTATTACTCCACGTAACTATCGTGAAGAATATAACAAAAAATATTT